AGAGAGATTAGGTTTAGCTGAGCAAGATGAAACTGAGGCTGTTAATCCAGAGCCAGAAGAAGTCGAAGAACAGAGTAAACCCGAAGCAAAGGAAGAAGCTAATGATACTGAAGTTGATAAACCAAAAGATAAGCTAAACAAACGATTTGAAAAAGTATCTAGAAGGGCAGAGGAAGCTGAAGCCCGATCAAGAGAACTAGAAAGTCGGATAAAGGAATACGAAGCAAGGAATGCACCTGAACAAGCGCAAGTTTCTTTAGAAGGCAAACCTGATGTAAGCCAGTTTAATGATATTCAAGAATTTGAAAAAGCATTAATAGATTGGTCTACTGAAAATGCTTTGAAGCAAAGAGATATACAGGAAGCACAAAGTAAGTTACAAGCAGAACAAGAAAAGATTGGAAAATCTTGGGCAAAGAAACTTGAACAAGCTAAGAATGAGATAAAAGATTTTGATGATGTAGTGCAATCTGCTAGTACCGTTGTAAGTGACGAGATTAGAGATAGCATTTTAGAAAGTGATGTAGGACCACAAATTCTATATCATCTAGCATCAAATGAAGATTTTGCTCAATCGCTAACTGAAATGCCTTTGCGAAAAGCCCTTATTGAGTTAGGCAAGTTAGAGGTTAGGTTTGAACGCAAGGAAGAACCGAAAGCTACAGTAACTAGAAGTAAAGCACCTAGCCCTATTAGTCCTTTGACTGGTGGCAAAGCTGGAGCAGATGTTTTAGTGGATACAGATGGACAGTTTCATGGAACATTTGCACAGTATAAAGCTGCAAGACAAGCTGGTAGGCTTAGATAAACCTAATTTTTTTGGAGAAATTAAATGGCAAACACGCTATTAACCATTAGTAAAATTACTAATGAAGCACTTATGGTGCTAGAAAACGAATTGACATTCACAAGCGAAGTCGATAGAAATTATGACGATCAGTTTGCTGTTGTCGGAGCTAAAATTGGTGCAACTGTAAACGTCCGTAGACCAGGTCGTTTTATTGGTACTACAGGACCAGCACTTAATGTTGAGGACTTGAACGAAACTTCAGTACCTGTAACTTTAAGTACACAGTTCCACGTTGATACTCAATTTACTACACAAGACTTAGCCTTATCTTTGGATATGTTTAGTGATCGTATTTTGAAGCCAGCTGTAGCTGCTATTGCTAACAAAATTGACTATGATGGTACAACTACTGCTGCATTAAACACAGCAAACATCGTAGGAACTGCAGGCACTCCTCCAACTGGTTTGTTCACATACTTATCAGCACAAGCATATCTTGATTCTGAAGGTGCTCCTCGTGATGGTCGTAGATCATGTATCGTTGAGCCATTCACATCAGCTACTATTGTTGATAGCTTAAAAGGCTTATTTGTACCTACTGCTGAAATCTCAGCACAGTACACTAAAGGCTTAATGGGTCGTGACTCTGGTGGTATGAATTGGAAACTTGACCAAAACATTATTTCACAAACTTTTGGTAATTTTTCTACAACTACTGTTACTGCTTCTGTTGCTACTACAACTGCAACTGGTTTCTTAACTAGTGGTTGGGCATCTTCTTCAACTATTACTTTGACTGCTGCTAACACAGGCACAATCAACTTAAATGCTGGTGATACATTCCAAATTGCTGGTGTATATGCAGTAAACCCACAGAATCGTCAGGCTTATGGTAGTAACAAACTGCGTTCATTCGTAGTTAAAACTGCCGTATCTGTTGCTTCAGGTTCAAGCGTTTCAGTAACTGTATCTCCAGCCGTTATTACAGCCGGTCAGTTCCAAAACGTATCAATCCCAACAACTTCAGCAACTGCTGCTGTAACATTCTTTGCATCACAATACAATGCAAGTGGAAATGGTATCGTATCTCCACAAAACATCGTAATGCACAGAAATGCTTTCACAATGGCTATGGCTGATTTGGAATTGCCTGAAGGTGTACATTTTGCTGGTAGAGCTTCTGACAAAGAAATTGGGTTGTCAATGCGTGTAGTCCGTCAATATACAATCAATAACGATAGTATTCCAACTCGTGTTGATGTGTTATACGGTTGGGCTCCCCTATATCCTGAACTCGCTTGCCGAGTCGCAGCTTAATTAATAAAGGAAATTATCATGGCAAATCCAGGACCAGCAGTAACAAGTTCAGCACATCCATCAAATGTAACGACTTCACAGACGTTACGAGTGATTGCTACCTTGAAGAATGTAAACGCAAATGCAATAGCTAGTTATCCTTTGCAAGTAATTAATAGTTCTGTATATCTATTACAGAGTCTAATAGTTACTGATCTAAACAACGCAGGAGCTTCAGTAACTCCTACAGGTTTAGCAATGGGTGTAGCAGCTACTGCAGGCGGTTCTAGCTTGTATGGTGCAATAACAGCAGCTAATTTAAGTACTCCACAAGGTGCTTCTTTAGTTGCTCCAACTGCACAAACAACTGCACAAACCGTTCAAAACCTTTATTTAAACGTAACTGCTCCACTAACTACAGCCGTAGCTGGTGCAGTATTTGATGTTTATGTTTATGGTTACGACTTTAGCGTATCAAGCTAAAAAAGCAATGTAAGGATAAAAGGCCATGCTCAAAAGGTGTGGCTTTTTTTCTTAATTAATCTATAATTGAATTACCTTATTTAAAGGAAAAAATCATGCCATCTACAACTATTGCTCGTGGAAATGTTCTATCCCAAACTTATATCGGACCAAGTTTAACTCCTGTTTCAGTTGCTTCTTATACAACTGCTTCACAAACATTTAATATTGCTGGTTTACAAACTACTGACATCGTTCAGTATGTAGGCTTACAAGGAGCTCAAACTGCCGGTGTTACTGGTGCAGAATGTGATGTTTTAACTGCTGGTGTATTAACAGTTGCATTTTTAAATAGCACAGCAGGTGCAGTTGTACCGGCTGCTGGAATTTATGTATTTTCTGTAACTCGTGTTGAGAATCTACCTTTACCTACAACAGCAGTTTAAGGAGTAATCATGGCTTATAACTCAGCGTTTTCACCTTTTGGGTCAACGTATTTAGTAGGAACATCTGCTATTCAGGTTAAATCTAGCAACAATGTATATCCATCTAGCTATCGTATTATTAATTTAACTGCTAGTTTAATTCGTGTAGGATGGGCTCCTCAAGAACCATCTGATGCGACTGTTACACCTGTTGCTACAACTCCTACTGCTGCTGGTATTTCTAGTGTATTAACTTTGCCAGCTAATGGTGTTGGTGTATTTAGTGGTATTCCACCTAATGCGTGGTTTATTGCTAGTGCTGCTAGTGTTGAGATTACTCCTGGTGAAGGTATTAATTAAGTGTTATGGGAAGCCCTAATGCTACAGTAGACCAAAATCTACTGCCTGTTCAGGCATACTTTGATGTCTATGGAAACTTTCAGACTTTCATTGGGCAAGGGCAACCTTTTTACGCAACATTAAACCCTAGTCAATCAGGGTTAAACATAACCAATAGTACAATTAATAGTACAACTATTGGTGCTACAACTCCATCAACTGGTGTTTTTACAAACATTAGTACGACTACAGGAACAATAAGTACAACTCCTAGTGCTAATACAGATATTGCTAATAAGTTTTATGTTGATACTGTAGCCCAAGGACTAGGACCAAAAGCAGCTTGTGCAGTTGGAACAACAGTAAATATAACGCTATCAGGGCTACAATCTATTGATGGGTACACTACCTTATCAGGTGATAGAGTTCTAGTTAAGAACCAAGGTTCTAGCCAATTTAATGGTATTTATGTTGCATCAGCAAGTACATGGACTAGAGCAACTGACATGGATGTATGGTCGGAAGTTTCAGGTGCATATACAGTTCTTTTAAATGGTACACAAGCAAACACAGGTTGGGTATGTACAGCATCAGCAACAGGCACGATCAATGTAACTGCTATGCCTTGGGTGCAGTTTTCTGTTGTTAATACATATTTTGCAGGCACAGGATTAACATTAGCATCGAATACATTTAGTATTACAAATACAGGTGTAACGGCTGCAACATATGGTTCAGCATCAATAGTTCCAGTAATAGCTGTTAATGCTCAAGGTCAAATCACATCTGCAACAAATACAACTATATCTATTGCACCTAGTCAAATTAATGCGACTATTGCTAATTCAGGATTAACAAATTCAAGCATAACAATTAATGGTAATTCAGTCTCTTTGGGTGGTTCTACTACTGTTTCAGCAAGTACAACAAATGCTTTAACAATCAGCACAGGATTATCAGGCACAAGTTTTAATGGTTCAACACCTGTAACAATAGCTATTGATTCAACAGTTGTTACTCTTACAGGATTGCAAGTATTAACAAATAAAACCCTAACAAGTCCTGTTATTGGGACTATAGTTAATACAGGTACATTAACTTTACCGACTTCTACTGATACTTTAATTGGTAGAAATACCTCAGATATATTAACTAATAAAACAATTGCATCTGGTTCAAACACTATTACAGGTTTAGTTAATTCTAATTTAAGTGGTACTGCTGGCATTACAAATGCTAATTTACAAAATTCTGCTATTACGATTAATGGAAGTTCTGTTAGTTTAGGTGGTTCAGTTACAGTAACAGGCAATACGACTAATGCTTTAACCATGAATAATAGTGGTACTGGAGCAACTTCAGGTACAACTTTTAATGGTTCAGCAGCTCAAACTATTTCTTATAATACGATTGGTGCAAGTCCTTTAGCTGGCTCAAGTAGTTTAGTAACTGTAGGAACGATAGCTAGTGGGACATGGAATGGTGGGATAATTGGTCTAGCATATGGTGGCACAAATGCCAATTTAACAGCCTCAGCTGGTTCTGTACCTTATTCAACTGCTAGTGCATTAGCATTAACAGCAGTAGGTTCTACAGGACAAGTATTAACTTCACAAGGCACTTCAGCACCGATTTGGGCTAATAATTCAGCAACTATTTCTGTAACAGATGACACATCAAGTGCAACAGTTGAATATCCTACTATGGCTAGGATAACAACAGGCAATATTAATAGTATTTATACCAGCTCAACAAAGTTAAGTTATGTTTCATCAACAGGAACATTGTCGGCAACAGTATTTAGTGGTGGTGCAACGATTACAAGTGGAACGATTAATAATACGACTATAGGAGCAACAACTGCTGCAACAGGTCGGTTCTCAACCCTTTATATTGCACCATAATGTTTGATTGGAAAATAACACAAGTAAGCGTAGAAGATGGTGTAATTACTCATGCACATTATGTATGTAAATTAGTTAATGAGGATTTTACGGTTGAAACAGAAGGAAATTGGTATTTTAACGATAAATTAGTTAAAACTCCATTTGATGATGTAAAAGAACAAGATATAGCAAGTTGGATAGAAAAAGAATCTATGCAAAATGGTATAAGCACTATAAAATTAAGGTTAGAAGAACAGATGAAATCAAATAAAGAAGCTGTTAGTTTACCTTGGTTACCAAAAACATTTACACCAAAGGATTAAATTATGGGTCAATTAATATTTCAAGCAACTTTAGGTGGACAGGTCGCATTAGTCGGTCCAAATACAGCCTCAAGTTATACATTAAATATTCCTACTGTTAATGGTAATTTAGTAACCACAGGCGATACAGGCACAGTCACAAATACAATGCTTGTTAATAGTTCTTTGACTATAGGCTCAACTGCTATTAGTTTAGGTGGAACATCTACTACATTAGCTGGATTAACTGGATTAACTAGTTCTGTTATAACTGATTCAGGATTAACAAGTGGTCGAGTAACTTATGCAAGTACAGGTGGATTACTAGTAGACTCAGCCAACCTTACATTTAATGGCACTACTTTAACTACTGCTGGATTATCAGATTCAGGCAACTTAACATTTACAGGTACAGGTAATCGTATTACTGGTGATTTTAGTAATACTACAAATTCTAGTCGTGTTAGTTTTCAAACAAGCACAACTAATGGAAATACAAT